TCAAACTCATAAGCACCCGTCTTGTCTGAAAAATTACGAACCTCTATAACAGATTCATAATTGTTTTTTAACATATTTAAAGTAAATTTATAAAGGTCTATAACTGCATCTTGCCCAACTTCTCTTTCTTTAGTACGAATAACTTGTTGTGATGCTTCTTGTAATTGATTAATAGCTGTACCAGATGTAACTCCAGCTGGATTTCTTCCTTGAGTTATATCGTGTACACCACTTACTTGGTCCACTAATTGCATAAGGCTTTGAGCCATAGGCAAACTAGAGCCACTTATATTTCCAGCTGGTAGTCTAGTTACATTCTCGTGAGGTCCATTAGTGTAATAAATTTGTCCGGGTTTATCAGTAGGTCTATTTCCAACAGTCTTCATCATTGATTTACTCATAACGATAGAAGGATTCCCGTGATATATTAAATTATCTAAAGCTTGTGATAAAGATATAGATGAACCAACAACTAAGGATTCTAATATTTCTGGTTCACCTTTACCCCATATAGAGTGAGCTGTTTTGTAATTTTGGAATGTGACAAGTGGAACAAAGTCATAAGGTGCTACTTCTTTTTGAAGTAAGATGTTTCCACACCAAGTAGATACATACAACTGCCCATTTTCATAATACCAAGCCTCTTTTAAGAGTGCTTGACCTAAACCATACTGGTCTCCAGTTTCTTCTCCATATGCTGGAGATTGTTCATCTACATTTAATTGGACGTTCCTAGTTTTATCTGTTGCATAATCTTCTTTGAATTTAACGAAAGACCTAAATTCATTTAACTTACCTTCTGCTGTAACATATTTACCGTTCTCAAAATCTTCACGAATATCATTAATATATGTTGGGGTTGCAAAGATAACACACTTTGCATTCTTAATAGACGTAGCAAGAGGGTCAAAAAATACTGTATAAGGGTCTGGTACAACATATTCTAATACTCCATCAACGATTGTAGGCTTTACGAATCCATTCCCATAAACAAGACCATCTCTTTTCATTCCAGCTACAGCCTTATGCATTTTTCTTTTTTCCATTTCAGCTTCAACAATCTCTTGAGACTTTCTAGCTGAGTCAATCTGGTCTTCTCTCTTAGGCATTATATCAACTTTAGGATTTCTATCAGTTAATATAGAATAAATAGTTTCTACTACAGAGTGGATAAGATTAGGCTCAATACGAGACTTGTACTTAGGTAAATTAAAAGGCTTTAAAAATTGTCCATTATAAAGCTCTTCATTTCGTCTCCACCTAGGAGTTCTGTTCTTCTTAGATTGCTTTGCAGACTCAAATTTTTTCTGCAACATTTTTATGCATCTTGTTTCCTCAGCAGTAGGGTTGTAACCAGCAATAGCTGATGCATCTGTTTCTGGATAATCTTTTCTCACTATCCAGCACCTCCACCCGGACTTGTACCCGGATTTAAGTCACCACTTTGATGAGCAACTGTCGTGCCTTTATTCCATTTGAATTTTTTCTTTTTTCTTTTTTTCCTAAGCATTTCTATTTCTGCATTAGTTGGATATTTTTTAACTATCATTATTCTTCCACCTTTACGTTTTCATAATTACCAAATTCAGTTTTATGCTCTTCCTTCTTACCAGCCATAGACATAAGTTTTTGAACTATATTTTGTAAAATTTCTTTACGATATGACTTTTTATTTCTAAACTTATCGTTTACAGCTTTTGTTGTCCAATCATCACTCATATTATCTCCTTAGTCCTACTTACCTTGAATAGTTTTAAACTGAGCCATTAAATCTTTTTCAATTTTTTTAAATGTGTCTCGGTCTATCTTACCAGTTTCAAAAGCTTTCTGGTTGTCTATGATTTTATTTCTCACAGCATCAACTCCCGGATGAGTTTTTTCAGTCATATGAGGCGACTTCTTAACCCTTTTCTTTTTCATCATACTTCCTAGTGTTACATCACTCATTGTACTTCTCCTTAGTTATTCTTTAAAGTTCCAAGTGAATGATTCTCTTATCGGCTCACTTGTTAATCGCTGATGTTTTAATTGGTCAGCAGTCAATACTTTCCTTGGCTTATTCGGTGCTTGTATATGTGTCAAAGCATACCTTAAAGCATCACATATGTGGTCTTCCAGAGTTGTATCTATGTCTTCTGGTTTCTTTTCATCACATATCATATCTGGTATAGTTCTTAATAAATTTGGACAACTCCCTTGTATTATGTAGAAGTTAGGTCTAATCTTGTCATCATAATGCATCAGTTGTGCTATGTTTCTCCACCCATTAACTCTATCGTTGTTTGCTGGTTGAAGGTTCGGCACTAATGGTCTTGCAACATCTCCTATCAAAGCATTCGCTATACTTCTATCACTATACATCTGTGTTGAAGGGTTATTCCAACTCATAGGATTGCGAGTCCACATTGAAGGGTCACCTAAAGACATTGTTATAGGTTCTGGTGTCATCTTGTTTATAAGCTCTGCCCATTCCATTGGATGCTTCTCAGTACCATATAACTCTTTATAACAGAAGACCTTGTTCTGTGGTGTAACCTCAATCCATACTGCACCAAATGGTGCTGAATATCCCCAGTCAATACCAATATACCTATTGTTGTATTCCTCTCCATATCCCATTGATTTAGCCTTCTCTTCACTAACACAATGTATACGAGGGTCAAACTCCTTGAAGTATTGTCCAGCAAACACATCCCAGTCTCCATATCTCCAAGCACTTCTCATTGGCTCTGGTAATGCTTCCAAGAACTTTACATACTCTGGGTCAGAGTTCTTCAGAGTTGGGTTATCATCAATAGTAGCTGGAATGTATATCCTTTTCCTCTTACTGATTTCATCCTTGAATGCTACATTTGGTTTCTTCTGTCCAATCTTCCATCTCTTCTTAATCCACTGATGACCAGCTCCTCCGGGATTAGCAGTTGTAAACACTTGAGGTTTAACATTAGTTGTAGACCTTACTGATGATACCAGTTTAAGGTATGATTCCTCATTTGGTATCTGACCTAACTCCTCTATTAATAACCTTGATATGTTCCATCCTTGATAGACTTCAAACGAGTTCTCTTGGCTAAGGTGTCCAGTGTATATCTTTGCTCCAGATGGGAACTGAAATACTGCTGGGTTACCAGTACAAGTTGCAGTGGTATATAGTTGTTTTGCTCTATCTAACCAGTTCCTCAAATCAGAGTAGTTTCTTCTGATGCACAGACCTATATAATTAGGGTCATTAACACCTTTAAGTAACCACACTATTCCAGCATCTGATTTACCTCCACCTCTTGCATTACACTCCCACCATTACTGATGGGAGCAGTCAAGCACCCCCATATAAGATTTCATACACTGATTCATTTATACTTAGAGCCAGTGTTTGTTGTCCTTTATGGGGAGTCCATATTGCCCTTGTATCTGGGGTTGAGTTATCCATATTATTTCAAAAAGCTATAACGACTAATAGCCATTATTTATTCCTCAGACTCTACCTCTTTTTGAGGTGGTAAGTAGACAAAGCCACTATCATTGTCTGAGTTAATTTTAAGTTCTGATGCCTTCAAGCTAGGTACTATTCTTTCAATGATTAACTTAGTGCAATTCATTGCATCTTTATGTTGACCCTTCTTACCTAATGTTGAGGCTATTTCAAATATATTCTGGAACAAGTCCATTGCTTTAGGATTAGACCTAAACTTCTCTGTCATTGATGCTTCTTTTTTGGGTCTACCCTTAGAGAATGAGTTCCCAGCAGTAAATCTTCCTCGGACATCACGACCAGATTCATTATTTTGCTCTGATTCCGTTGAATTATCGTTATTTTCGGAGGTTTTTTTCTCTTCGATAGTCTCGACCATCTTTTCATCGGTCTCGTTTAATTTGATTAATTTTGAGTTAGTTTTGTCCAACGATTTTCCTAGTAGGTTTATATTTATTTTGTCTCATCTTTTTTAATTGGTGTTTAGTTGGAGGTATTTTTGAACCTTCTTCCATACCTCTTTCAAAACCTAAATCATAAGCTTCACCAATGCCTATATCGATTAATTGTTGTATTGTTTTACTTCTAGTAAAAAACCATATTATTATTCTATTTTTTAATGATGGTTTATTAGTTTGCATCATCTTTTTCTTTTAGTGAATTAAAGTGGTTTGTGTAGTCTTCGTAGTTATAGGGAGTAGATTGAGTTCTGTCCTCGGACTGAAATTCTGGAGGCATTGTAATATCAGTAACTGCTTTATTATATATTTTAGCACCATTTTTTAATCCTAAAATAGTGATAGTGACCCCCATAATTACTCCTCCAATAAAAT